ATCACTTAAACCAATAAAGAGCGTATTCGAGGTATTCGAATAGGCCGCTTCACCGGTGGCGAGTGAGCCGGGAGTATTGGTGAGGTCAGAATACTTTAATTGAATTACTGTATTTGCCATTTAATATTTCCCTTAAAAAAATCTACCTTTGTGATAATATAATTCAATATTAAACAAAATTCACACATTTCAACCATTGATAGAAAACTATAAAATTAAAAAGTGCCACCGATAATTGAATCGAGTTCAACATCCGTTGCAATTATTTCTTGTGCTTCAAACTTTCCAGAAGAAGCATTGTATACTATACCATATTTATCTTGAACATTTCCAATGGAAACATCGCTGATTTCATTTAAACTCACATTTGGTGTTGCTTCAAAATTTTGTGATGTTATGGTTGAACGGCCTGTTGCCTTTATTCTAACTCTACCTATATCAGCCATATTTTATCCTTTATCGTGTCACAGAAGGACTTACTGTTGCGATACCTTCAATTACTCTTGTTTTTGTTCCATCACCAGCAGTAATGAGTAAGTCGTAATAATATCTTGATGGAGAGAGATTAGCAGTATTAGCGGCGGGCATAGACATAGTAATTTCACCAGAAGCATCATTTGTGATTGTTACTGTAAAATTGTTTGCTGTGGTGGAATAATATGACTTGCGTAATTGTGCATCAGCAGAATAACCTGAAAGATTAACTGCATCGCCTTGAGCGTCATCAACATACAACACTGTCGAAAAGGTTGCACCTTGCTCGATTGTTATTTCCTGATAGGCGGCGATTTTCTTTCTCCTTGACTTTTACTTTATACTCTATTTAGTCAATTTAAAAGTTGAAATCTTTGCTTTTCCGTGAAGAATTTTATTCAGGTTTATCAGGCCAGGTAACAGTATAAGGGAATCCATCTTGAGATGTAATGTCTCGCAATGATTGTCGATATGTTGCCCACATTGTTTTATCTACGGTGCAGTCAGATATTTGTGTCCAGTCAGAATTTGATAGTAACATGTTTCTTCGGCTTCTAATGTTTTGTGCAGCCTCTTCTTCAGATTTCTGAACAACACTATAACTTTGTGTCCAAGAACCATCAACTTCTGTTGGTGTGTCTAATATAACATCTTCTGTTAAATTGTTATAGCTAGGTCTATCCTCTACTGTTAATGGATATACATCATATGATGCTAGCATTTCTAATGGAATATCTTTTGGAAAAGATACATTAGGATTGTCTTTACGAAGTTGTCCGATTGTGTAATTTTCTGGCACTCCGTTTGTAAGTTTAATAAACATTTAATTTCCTTTAATTATTAACTGGCAAAACTCCACAACGCATATCCAATGCCACTACTATCAGTGGGAGTCCAAGAAAGAGATTGTGATACATCACTTTGTGATCCTGTTGTATCTATATAAGAAACAGAAACTTGCCACACTCCTCCAGCACTTCCATCTGTATTATAGTCATCAAAAGTAGCAGGACTACTTGAAAAAGTTTTATCTTCAAGAGAACCATAAACTCCTAGAAAAAAACCATTTGCAGGTACTGTTGATGTTCTATCTAATGGAGTGTTGAAAAAATTTGCAGCAGAGTCAAAATCGAATTCAGTTGCTGTAGACGATCTATTAATAACACTATAAACTGTATAAAGAAGGTAACTGCCTGAACTGGAAGTGTTAATAACAACATTAGCTGTAGTACCCGTTGGGACTTCTGCAAAAAAACCAGCTCTACTAGCTGTAACACCTTGAGCACCACTTAATTGTGTTGCTGATACTCCTCCTATTGTTGCTGAAGATACAGACCTTGGGTTTTGCATATTAATCAAAACAAAGACTTGTCTAGTGGAGTCAGCACTTCCAATATCCACATTGCTAAATGTATATGAGCTAGTTGAGACTAAACTTGCACCGCTTGTTACATGATTAACTTCTAAATCTCCGCCTACTTGTTGTTGTGGAGTTCTTCTTAACTTATGAGATGTAATACTCATTAACTAGCATCTCCAACATATGCACCATAAACTGTTGTGCTAACTTTCCATAACTCCACTACCGTATAACCTGTTGTAGCCAATGTTGGTGCTTCACCTCCAATCCACTCATCAACTAATGATGTCCAGGTAATACTATAAGCGGAACCATCATCAATCATAATAGTTACACTTTCACCTGCATTTAAACTATCTGTTGGTGTTGAGTTGCCAGATAAGGTCCAAGTTTGAACTGTACCGTTAGTTGCCGCTATCGCTGGTGTAGTTCCTGATATTGCATATACTGTTTCTTTGAATCCAGTAAATGTTTTGTTGGTTAATGTTTGAGTGTCTGTTGTACCAACGACTGTTCCTGTTGGAGCAGAAGATAGTGTGCTAGAATCTGGAAATGTTACACCGGTATTCGTTAATATTGTAGGCATCTATGGGTCTCCTTATTTCGCCTTTAGCTTGTCTAATTCGATTTTTAATTCTTTAATTGCTTCAAGCAATAATGGTACCATTTTTTCATATTGAACTGTTTTGTAATGGTGACCAGATAATGAGTATTAGGTTCCATCTTCATTTTGACCAATGTCAAATGGCGCTGGTTTGACAATCTCTGGTAATACTTGTTCAACTTCCTGAGCAAGAACACCAACATGTTGTTCTGTATTTAGATAACCATATTTCTCAGCAACTTCGTTGTTTTCATAATAAACACCATTTAAAGACATAACTTTATCTAATGCGTTATCAATATTACCTTTTATATTTTTCAAACGTTTATCTGAATAGTATGCTGTAATTTGATTTGTAGCTCTAATCTCACCGGTTGTTGTTGAAGCGGCAGTTCCAACTCCAAATGAGTTAAACTGAACATTACTTGATGTGCTGGTTGCAGTAAGAGCGGTGTTTGCTAAATCGAAGGCTGCATTAGCATGTGTAAAAGCACCATTAGCGTGATCATAAGCATTTTCTGCGGTTGTCTGAACACCAGCGGCAACTTCAACAGAATATGTAGCAACATTCGTATACATGCTTGTCACAACAACATTAACGGTATCTGATGGAGATGATGAGAATGTTATAGTATTTCCTGAAACAGTATATGCTGATGTTGGTTGTTGTAGAATACCATCTAAAGAAACGATTAAAGATTCTTCATTAATTGGTTGAAATTCTAAATCAAATGATGAAACAAGTCCGTTTGCTGTTGTTGAAAATGATGATACGGTTACATTCGTTGAAGCTAAACCTAAAGCGGACTGTGCTTTCCATATTGCTTCAGTTCCATCTGTTGTTAGGAAATAGGTAGCATTTCCTGATGTAGACGGAAGAGCAGCACCTGATGCTAATTTTTCAGCAGTTATTGCACCATTTGCAACCTGATCTGTTGTGATTACGCCTTCAATATTTGTGTTTGCAACAGTAACATTTCCTGTTAAATTACCAGAAAAATCTATATCAACAACAGTTATTGTATTGCCTGTTGCGGTGTTAAATGTAAATTCATCAGCGACAGTTAGTGTATTTCCTGTTGCGGTGTTAAATGTGAGTTCATCAGAAATATCTAAAGATCCAAAAGTTCCACTTCCAGATAAACTTGAAACATTTAGTGTTCCGCCTATTGTTGTGTTACCTGAAACAAAAAGTTCTTGAATTGTTGCACTTGTAACAACATTTAAACTCGCACCTGTTCCACCAACCTCTAGTCTTGTGTTTGCATAGAATGTATCACCTGCACCATTTGTTAAGTTGTTTGCTACACCAATGAGTGATTGTGTTGCTGTTAACCAATGTTGAAAGGTATTAGCGGTGGTTAATTGTGTTATTGTATTAGCCGCCATTATCCTTTCCTCACTTCAGCGATTTGTTTTAATAGATTTTTAATTTCTGACATGTCATTCTCTAATTGAGATAATCTTTTTTTAGTTTCTAAACTATCCTGTTGTTGTTGTCTTGCTATTTGCCTTTTGGCATAATATTGTTCTAAAGCTGCCTTATCTGTATTTAGAACAGCTTTAGAGTGGGTATCTCTAACTAAATTTTTATCTTTAATTTTTACATATGCCATTTATTATTCCTCAGCAGGTAAAGCAACAACTCTTAAGTCTCTTATTTTTGGAACATCTACGGTTACTGAATTACTCATTACAATCTTAATAGCAAATGTTTTAAATGAGTTGTATGATGTTCCACCAGAAGTGTATGTTATCTTATTATCGATGTCGTCAGCTGTTCCTGGTGCAAATGTTAGTTCTCTATAATCTCTTAATGTTGTTGATATAAAATTAGGATTTCCTATTTCACGCATAAGAACATAATTTTTATCATTGAATACATCTGGATCTGATGCAGAGAGAACTTTATAGTAAACATGTATACCAGAATTGCTTGGTTTATAAGCGGTTAAATAAATTCTTAAATCACCGGAATCGAAACCGTCAGCGAGTGTTACTCGTCTTGTTAAATATCGAACATCTGAGTTTCCTCCAGATTTTTTATCTTCACCATTATATGTAATAACAGCGCCAGAACCACCACCTGAACCTGGTGTGATTGTGATTGTTGGTGATGTTGTATATCCTGAACCACCATCCGATAATTCTATTCCAACGATTGTATTAGACACAACATTAGCGGTTGCAACAGCGCCGGATCCACCACCGCCAGTGATTGTTACAGTTACATCACTTGAGTTAGCGTAACCTGTTCCGTTCGCTTCGATAACAAAGTCTGTATTTTGTAATGGTAAATTATTAATTGTATTTTCAACAAATATACCACCAAACCGTGTAATGTCTAAGAATGGAGAAATATCAGGATTCAATGTAGACATTGTGGCCTTAAGAATCAATGATGTGTTACCTGTTGTTGGATTTAATACACGACTTCCATCTCCATCATTCATAGAGTAATCAGATAATGGAACAATAGGTTTAAAGGTTGTTAATCCTCCTATTGTGTCTTTTTCTGATAAAAATGTGTAATTTACGGAAGTATTAGCCATAGTCACTTGAGAGGTGATTAAGTTTAATAAGTCATATTTTACATTAGCGCTTGGTGTATCAACTAAGAACTGTGCAACTGCTGGTGTTCCTGTATCAAATACTTTTCTAAACAATCTAAATGAAATATCTAAATTCTGATCAGCTGTCCAAGTTGAACCATTTTGAGACATGAAAAATGAACCGCCATATGGTTGTTCAGATATTTGTAAACCTGAAGTTATGTCTATTTTACCAACCTCAGCAACATAGGTTTCATATTTGTTACAGTTTGATACAAGAACAAATGAGTGTTCTCCCGGTAATAGGTAAACTGGAGTATCAAAAACAAAGTCTGTATATTTTGTTGGATCATCAAAATCAGGCGAATCTGTAACATTTATTTTATCTGGTGTAAGTGTTACGGAACCGTATGGATAAATTACAGTTGATGATGGATATCCATTAACCGTTGGTCGTAGTTGAACAGTAACAGGAACAGTATCATCTTTTGTTTTAAAGCACACACGAACCTTATCAAGGAATATACCTTGAGGATGTTGTTGTGGTGATACTAAGAATGTTTGTGCTAATGGATCATACCAACCAGCAACTGGAGTATCAATTGATGATGTTGTTGTAGTAACTCGTTCATCACTTACGGAGGTTCTTTGAATTGTAGGTTGTATCGTTGAAACTAACACTTCTTCTTGTGTTTGTAATAAACCTTGAGCAAAGAATGAAGCGTCACCATTAGTTGATGAACTTGGAATGTCTCCGTTGGCATCATCGATTAATCTGAATAATTTTTCACCGGTTCTAAATGTTCCCGCTGGAATGTTGTAAATACCAGCGACATCACCTGAACGAGTAGTTGTTAAACGACCAATCGAGTAAACTGAAGTTGTATCTGGTGTTGTTGACCATGTGCTAGATATTGTAATTGTTCTTGTTCCAGCATCATATGAACTAATTGTTGCTTGTTGTCCTGCGCCTGTTCCAGAAACAATCGAAACTATATTACTGTTTGCTGTATTTCCATAAAGTGGTTCGTTATAAGCCCCAGAAGCATCTATTTGTAACACAATTGTATTTGAAGTTGCTGATTGAACGCCGCCAGAATAGTGATAGTATTCAGAAATATCATATGATTTTGGTTCTCCGCCTGGCACAAGTCTAACATTTGCGAGGCTGGCTGCTAATCTGCCGTTTGTAATATTAAATGATGTTGTAGGATTTACATTCACCACAAAAACTGTATTATTTGATTCTTTAACAACAATAGCTGTACCGTTAGCTGTTGATGTATCATCATTATAAATTGTTACTATTTGTCCTCCACCACCAGTTCGGGGTCTTTGTGTTCCAAAACTTAAGTTATTGTTTGCTAAAACAAATTTGTTAGCTCTAGCAACATATTTTTCAACGGGTATGTTATCAAAAAATGGATATAACACTGTATCTGGTTTAAAATCAGATGCTGTAAACAATACAGATAAATTTCTCATGTATGGTATAACAGACACATCGATAATTCTATCACCTAGTGATTGTGTAATAGTTTCAGCTGATATTGAAGTTGCAATACCGGTTCTTGATTGTCCAGTTGAGACTTCTGTGGTTGTTGTTAATGTTCCGGCATTAGGATCTACTACGTTACCACGACCTTTTTTAGGTCCATCAACCCATCTTCCTTTTTTTAAGACAAGTGATTCTGTAACTACTTCATTTCCTGTCCAATTTGTTTCCCAATTACCCCATTCTACTTGGAATGCAGATTGTGTGCCTTCTAAAAGAAAATCCCAAGCATCTTTATCGCCTGCTAAATTAACCAATACATCAGGTTTTGTTTCAGTATCAACCCATACATCCGATGGTGGATCCAATTTAATTTTACCAATGTAATTAACAATATTAAATGGGTTAATGTTCATTGTTTTTGAAGCATAATCCTGTTCAACAAAAGATGTTATACTCGCATCAACAGTGATGAAAGGACCACCTTCTAAATAATTTGTTGAATTAGCTGAATCAAAAGCCAATCCATATGACGAAATATTAAATGATGGTCTTAATTCTTGTTTAGTTGGATCAATTGATGCTTTATATTCTGAATTTGTTACATCAGCGACAGAATGTCCCTTGAACGAATCAACAATAATACCATTTTTAAATCTTGGTAAGTTGGTTGAATCTAAGATTGTTAAATCTTGTTTGTTCAAAGCATCTTGTTCAAGAAGTGATAATGATGTATAATATTCTAAGTTACCAATTCTTTTATCCAAATTTCCAATGTCTCGCATAGTATATCTGCGATTGTTTATATATTGAACATCAACATCTGAAGTATTAGCTAAGTATGCTGGTTCAGCTAATATATAAAGATTCATTGAATCTTCTTTGTTTTTAGGTTCAAAGGGATTGGATGAAGAAATTCCTTTTATAACTTCAAAAGTTTTATTTTTACTCAAAACAACTTTATCAATTCTTGGAAGATAATAGCTATGGTCTAAAATTATATCAGAACCATTCTCAGGAATTTTAGGTCCTGTTGTTGATGAATCCACATCAAACTGAATTGCTGTTCCAATAGCTGCTGTAGCATCTTTACGAACAGGTCTAAAATCTAAACAATCTCTCAATTCATATTCACGATCTAAAATTGGTGATGTATAAACCGGTATTGTTCCATAAGTTGGATATGAATCCACGGTAAAGAATCCAGCACCAGATGAAGAATATTTGTTATAACGAACAACCAATGGTCCGTTTGGTGCAGAATATCCTGGTTTAAGTTTAATTGAAGCGTGATCATAAAATGTATTTCTTTGACCATTATCTAATGTGTATCGATTAGTTACATCTGTGTAACCTGTATTAGCAACATTAGCACCATTATAATCATATACAGAAATAAGTTCATTAACATCTGAAACATAAAGTGTTTGTGCTGTGCCTGGTGTTTTGATAACATTATTAGCTTGAATTGTTGTCTGACCTTGAGAGGCATATATGATAGCGCCATTTGTATTAACAGATTCACCACCTGTGGTTTGAACTGTCGCATTAGCGGTAACTAATGTTTTAACTTTTGCTGGATTACCAGAAGCGAGGGTAAAGTCAATAGTAGCGATAATGTTTGCTGTCATGTTTTGACCATCAGCGACTGTTATTTTCTTAGTTACAGTGTCAACATCTGTAATTTTATCAGCGGAAATAATTTCACCAACAGAATATGGTGATGTTCCTGAACTTGAAACAACAACTTGATAGTTTTGATTAATAGCTGATGTTGATGATGCTGTTGCTAATGTTTCTCCTGAACCTGTTGATAAAGCTGGCGATGCGTTAGCAGTAAATGTCTGACTTGTATATAATCTTTTATATGAAAAAGAAAAATCTGAAATTGAATTATCAGCGATATATCGTTCACCTAAGGGAACAATTAATGGTTGATAATCTGAATCACTTAAAAATGTGTAATTGTATGTTGATGCTAAATCCTTTGAACGTGTATCTACATCTGAAGAATTTATTTCTGTTGTTCCACTAAATGTCGCTAAACTTTCAGTCTCGCTTATTTCAAAGTCAATAGAAAATACGGATTGGGTATTTAATGTAGCAATAAATGGTTCAACAACTGTAATTGTTTGTGTTGTAGCATCAAAAGCTGTAATCACCTTAGGCGCTTCAGATGAACCTGGACCATCTGTAATTCTAATTGTTGCGCCAATATAAGCATCTTCAATATCAGTAAAAATTTGTCCAGCGCCAGTATCACCAATTGTGACTGTTGTTGATGTGGCAGTATTTACATTACCAACAACATTGTTTGATACTTTCACATCAAATAAGAATGATTTGTAGGTATAAGTTGTGTAGTCAGAAATATCTGTTGCGGTATCATAAAGAATAGAAGCAACTCTCGCTGTGCCAATTTTTGTATTTGAGATACTCGCTGTTGATGTTGTGTTTATAGAAGCAACATTGACACAATGTAAGTCAATAATAGATAAATCATTAATTGCTTGTGAGCCGGTGTGGTTCGTTGTGTATAAAAAGTTACCATAATCAGCCGTCAATCGTTTGTTTTGAACACTTTGAGTATCTCTTGGTTTTTCTACTGTTATTCGTGTAGGTGCAACTGTTTCATATTCAAAACCATAAACATATGCTTTACCTGGTGAAAGGATAACATCCATATTTGCGGTGTTAGCTGCATTTGTTTCTAAAGAAATCTTAAATGGTCGAACCGTATAGTTACCAGATTCATCATATGTTCGTCTTGCTAAAGTTTCTTCTAAGACTGAATAAATTGGAAAACGATAATTTCTGGTTAATGTTCCATTTTCAACTCGTGCTAACTCAATAAACTGTGTTGTATCTTCTGATGTTAAAGACCGTGTCGTTAAAACCATATCTATCTTAAATCTATCAGCTCCTGGTGCTTGATAGTTTGAAGCATCTTGTGCTGGATCTAATAGAGAGGTGTCAGATGTTGAAGAAACTAAAGATTCTGTAATCTCAAAACCAATTTTGGCATTAGCTGTTGTATTACTGTATTTTGATGTAGCAACGGTTTGTTTATCTGTTTTTACAAAATATCCTTCATAATAAAATACACCTTCATCGATAGAAAATACTTGACCTGTTCCCACGCCAGATGTAGAAATATTAGCAAGATATGGTGTGGTTTCGTTGGTATAAATTGTTGAACCACTTGTAAAAGCGTCACCATAAATTTGACGGACCATTAGTGTTTTTGGATCACCAGTTCCCTCATCAGCTTCAAATACTTTTAAAACTTCAGCTCGTTTTGTTGGTGCAGATGTATTATCAACAATTGTTGTTCCAATAAAATTATTAGCAACAATGTCGGTGCCAGAATAAGCTGTATCTAATTTAAGATATGTAACATCTTGTAAGAATGTAGCTCCACCTGTTACAACAGATCCATTTTTAAAGACATGGTTACCAAATCTTTCAATTTGTTTTTGAAGAATGGTTTGTGCTTGAGTTAATTCACGAGCCTGAACTGCAAAACCAGGTTTGAATAACATTCGAAGAAATTTCTTATCTTCGTTAAAATCATCATAATAAGGGTTTACATTAAAATTGGTATCAATAGTCATAGATGCCTCTAAAATTTAATGACGAATTTCAAGTTTTCTGCTTGTCCGTCTGTTCTTTGTATTTGTTCAATATTTTCCACATACAAAATACCACCTGTATATGGTTCGAATTCTGGATTTGTTGAAGTTACAACAATTCTTCCAGTTGGATTTGTGGTTGTTCCTTTTAAAGGCACACCGTTTGTAGGAGTTCCTTTAACTCCAGTCAACTTAACTTCTGTTGATGTTTGATCATTAACATATCCAAAGAATGTTGCTGTGTTTGATGTTGTTCCTTGGAAAACAAACTCATTTAATTCAAACTCATCACCAGAGATTAATGTCACATCTGTTGTTTGTGATATAACACTATTAGCAGTTGAGTTATTAGCTGCTGTATTTGATCCATATTTATGTGGGTTCCTCAACAAACCATACTGTCTTATTGATGTATTTGTTGAAATTAATCCGTCTTCTGAACTATCAACTTCACCTATACGCATAGATATGATTACATTTGAACCACCTAATTCTTTTGCTGGATTGTAACCGTGTCCAAATTTAGGTGGAAGAACTGCTCTAGCGGTTGCACTTGTTCCAGAACCATACACAGAAACATTAGCATAAGAGTAATTAATTCCTGGTGTTGTTAATAAAATAGATGAAACTTCATTATTTGATAATGTTGCGGTGGCAGTAGCTTGTGAACCATCACCTTGAATATCAACTCGTGTTGTTAAGAATAGTGTGTTACCTGATCCACCACCGTTAGCAGAAGCGGAATTAGAAATTGTTATTTTTGAATTTGGTGTATCAACACTTGAAATATATGTTAAAGATGGTATACCTGTTCCAGATACAGTCATATTTGCTGATACATTTGCAGTGTTTGCTAACTGTAATATGGTACAACCGGATGTAAACGCTGAAACAGTAACATTACTATGAACATAATTTGAACCACCATTTGTTACTACAATGTGAATTAATTCTCCATCAACAACCGTAACATCTGTAACATCATAATCTAATGCTGATGTGGATGTTGGAACTGGAATCCAAGTATTTGATAAAAATCTATTAGATGGTCTAATGTTATACATGTATTTCCAAATATAACCATCGGATGTGTTGATTACGCCATTTGCACTTAAATTTTGTCCTGTTGGTTCAGATGATGCGTTTGCTGAACTACTATTCGATAAACATTTATACACACTATTTTCTGAATTTAAAACATACATGGGTTTTAAATTTTGGTCTGTGTTTGCAGTTAATAAATCTTCTTGAGCAATAGTGTCATCAAATTCTCTATAAACAGCATTAGCTGTCCATTGAACTTTAGGTATAGCAAGTTCTAATTCTGAACCCGTTATCTTTTTAGCCGCATATATGTTATCCCAAACTGTTTTTTCATCATAAACATTATCAGTTAATGTGTCGGGACTTTCTTCGTCCGGCCAAGTTGTGTGTTTTCCAATGAAAACATATCCAATGGTAGCTGGTTCTGGTTCAAAGAAAGATTCTTTAAACTGTTCTGCGGTATGAAACGCTAATTTTTTTGATGTGAGTAATGACATAATCTTTATTTATATTACTTTATATAGTATTAACAACATTAAAATCTTCTAAATTGGATGTTACTGTAAATGCTTCGGTCACAGTTAATACAGTGTTACTGATGATAGAATCAACCACTCTAGTTTCAGTATTAACAGATATCTCTGAACCTATCGTAATTAAACCGTTTGTGTTTGCTACATTAAATAATGTTCCTGTTCCAACAACATATATTGAACTATTCACATTAACTTTTCCAGAAAGCGTTGTGCTTGTGTTGGTTGTTAATGATTCAATGGTAATGTTATTAGCAGAAATCTCATCTTGTCTCAATATTTCACCATATGGTTTGAAACCAGCTGGATGTAACAATGATTTAAATATATTTTTGTATTTTTCAAATTCAATCGTTGAAGTTGTTACATAAGAGTAATTTACATAGTAATCTCTACCTTGTAGTTTTCTATCAGATGATGAAAGAATACTATCCGATGTTGTCCATCTACCAGGAAATACTTCAAATGTTGGCGTGAATGTTGCATTAGCATTTGCTAGTCCATCACCACTTTGTGTTAAATCAACTTCAATTGATGATGTGAATCCTCTTCCAGGATTTGTTACAGTAATTCTTTCAATTTCACCTGGTGTTTGTGTTGATGATGCCTCAAGAGTTTCGCCATCACCTAATATGGTTGTTACAGCAATTTCAGCGCCTGTTCCATTATCTGATGTAACAGTAATTGTAGGTAACTTATCATTAGAATATCCTTGACCACCCAATAGATTTAAGTTTAATAATCTAATATTTCTATCTGTATATGTTTCTGTCCAAGACGCTGAAGAAACATTCAGTGAGGTGTTTGAATCAATTACATCAACCGTTCTTGTGTCGTAACCAACCATGATTTGGTCACCAACATTTAATTCATCCACAAACAATGTGTCTGTTCCTTTAACTACTACACTGTCGGTTGCTGATACGGTAACTGTTCCTGAAATTTTACTTGGAACAAATGACACTTGAGTGATTGCACCAGAAGCATCTACATTTCTTACTTCTGCCTCTGCACCAATACCAAATGACATAGGTTTATTTGTAAATACTAATTCATCAAATATTTCATAATCTGCACCACCATCATTTATTACTAACTTGCCTAATGAACCAAATGTATCAATGAAAATATCTGTTGATGATATTGTAACATTAGCAGGAGCTGCATTTAGTGTTGGAGTAGAAGTAACAGAAACACTAGAATTGATAACTGATACACCAGATATTTCTCCAATGTTAAAGTATGCAGTATTGCCTAATGAATATATTATTTGTGTATTAACATTTTGCGGTGATATTGTATTTGCTGGTAAAGCATAATCAGCAGAATCAATTGTTGTGTTTGCTGGATCAATATCACTAATAATATTTGATAAAATAACAAAGGTATTGGTTGTGTTAGCGCCTGTCGTATCAACATTAGCAATAGCAAAATCTAATGCGGATGGTTCATATCCTACAGCTGCCACTCTCCTATTTGCTTGAAATCCTGAACCACCATTAATAAGGGTTGTTCTATCAATAACACCAGAGAATATACTTGATACAAACGCTGATGGTTGAACCGATGCTGTTGTGTTGAATATAACTGGATCGCCAACATTATAGTTAGACCCACCATCTATTAATTGTATTGTTAAGAATGATGATATCGTGGTTAATTCTAAATTGATTAAAACACCATTAGGATTAACATATGTTGTAGATAAAATTTCACCTGTTTGAAAATTACCAATAATATTTTTATTTGTTAAAAATACTTCTGTGATTAATTCATTATTAACATATTTTTGTGAAACTTTTTCAATAATCGCTGAAGCACCAGATGTTTGACCTGTAAGTTGTCTATTCTGTAATATAGATTCATCAAAGGCGATATATAAAACTTTTATTTCACTTCCGTTAGATGGCGCAGTATCAAAAACAAGTTTTTTTGTTTCTTGTCGAACATGATAACCAGATGATTGTTCAACATCATCAATGTATATTGTTCCTCTAAAAGGAAGAACAACATCGGTTAATGGACATCTACATGGTGCTAAGTAGAATTCTTTTGTAGAACCATCTCCTGTGTGAACAGAATAAACATCGGTTGATATTTTTAATGAACTTTCAACATTCCATTTACCATCAGATGCTCGAAGAATTTCATTTTTTGGATATCTAAGTTCTAATTCTTGTCCAAATAAAAATCTAAAAAGTAATTTGAATGAGTTTTCAGAACCTTTAGCTAGATATAAAGGTAAAACATTTTTAATTAAAAACTCTTTATCGACCGCTAGATTGTTTGATGGTATGTAAGGTGCGAATGAATTAAAGAACTGTTGTTCAAAATCATCAATAGATTGGTCAACATCATTGATATATCTAATGTCTTTAGATTTTGTAACTAGATCATTGATCTGAATCCCTTGTTGATTTTCAAGATATTCATAATATGCCTCTAAAAAAGTAATGAATAACGGATATTCTTCTCGAATAAATTCAGGAACTTGTCTATTAATTAACAGTGAGGTTTTTAAATCAGTTGTCATTTATTACTCAAAAGGAGTTAATTCTGTTACTATTGCACTAGAATCGTTAGAATCAATGGAGAATATTGTGTTTCTTGTTGCTGTTAATATACTTTTTTCTGATTCAACAGTTATTCGTATTAAACTGTCTGTTGCTGGATTAGAAATAACATTTAAGTCATTAATAATTACTGTTCCTGTATTGTAATCAATTGTTCCAGCATTCGAATTAACAACTTGTTTTTCTGCTAGACTGTTATAGTAAACAGTTCTTAAGTTACCATATCGAGTATCTAACACAGCAACCGCAACAGCTCCATATCCATTTCCGCCAGATATTGTGATTGTTGCTTTTGTATATCCTGTTCCTCTGTTTGTAACATTGATTGATTCTATTTTTCCATTTACAATAACTGCTTCTGCTCTAGCGCCTAATCCGTCACCACTGATAGTTATTGTTGGTTGTTCGGTATAACCAACTCCTGGATTAATCACTTGTATTTCTCTAATTCCAGAAAAGGTTGTGTCGTCTTCTTCTAACTCAACGGTTCTTAATGTTCCAGTAGAATCAAAAACATTGAATTGTGTTGATGTTAGTTTATCAGCAACTACACCGCCTCGATAAAGAGGAGCATCAAAATCAATGGTGTATGTTGTTGGTGTTCCTAATTGAGGTTCAAATCTTTTTTGTAAAAACACAACAAGTTCAGAACCAATAATTGCGGATGTGTCATAATTACCAATTTGTTCTTGAAGTTTAGACTGAATGAAGACACTATCAAATTTATTTAAATTTGCGCTATTATAGGATAAGATAACATTTCGTATAGCATTTTTTAATTGAACTTCTGATAAATTTGTTTTATCTGAATAATATTCAACATTAGCTTCAACTAATATGTATGTAAACGCTGGATCAATAATCTCAGAATCAATTGTCAATATAGATTTTGGTTTTACAATATCATCAATAATTCTTTGTTTTTCTGTTTCAGAAATAAAATAGTTTTCACTTGGTTTAAGTGAAATGAAAACTTTTCCGTAAACTGGTGGATTATTTTCTTCACCACCCCAAACAGATATTGAATCAATATTTGGATATCGATTTGTAATATATGATTCATAATCATTTTGTGTAACCAATCTATTTTGTGATGTGTATTGAGCGGCTGCAGAATATTTGATATTATCAACAGTTTCTCTTTCAGCGCCAGCTGCAGCTGCACTTATTGGTGTAACCGTAAAACTTGTGATTGATTCACCCAACGAATCAGTAACAGATGATGTAGCAATAAAATTATTTGCTTTATTAGCCGCAGATGCGTTTGAAACCAAATAAGAAGTTGTTACAACAGCCCCATCAGGAATTGATTTACCAACAGCATCATTACCAAAATAAATTTGATATTGTCCATTTCTATCTTCTTGTAAAAAATATACTTCAGATGTAGAGGTTACATCGATAACATCTGTTACTTTATCATAAACGACTGAGGTTGTGTTTGAGGATGATTGTTGGACAGAAACTTTTAATGTTGTTGTATCAATATTATTATCGGGTAGAGTAAATATTTGTTTTGGGTTACTAGAAGCGTTGTGGCCAAATGTATATGTTACAAACTGTCCTTCATATATTGCTAAATTTTCAAACAAATATGTAGAGTTTGCTTTTGTAGCTACAGTGTCTTCTAAAACAACAAAGTTATAAGATTTACCATCAATCTGATTTGATAAAAAAGAATATCCAGCAGGAAGTGTTAATCGGCCTATTGTTTCAGATGATGATGTGCCTTCAAAATTAATTATTGCTACGGGCGCTTGTGTGGAATAAGGAACATAATTTAAAACTTTAGCATGAGAAACAACTGAATCTCTTAATAGTGCTGTATCTAAAAATGCCTCATTGGCAACCATGTTTAGATAATAAGCATTATAATGTGTGTTATATGCTAATATATCTAAAAGAATTGAAAGACCTGATCCATCAAAATCATAATCTGTAAATGTATTTTGTTGGTTTAAAAAGCTCTTTAAATTGGTCTTGATGGTATCAAAATCAAGTTCCGTTATTCGTAAACGATCTGCCATTTTTATCTAATCCGTTGCAAGAAAAAGTTAATTGTTATTGGGTCAGCAACATTAATAATGAAAAATTCCATCTCTACTTTAAATCCATTTTCATCTGGAGATGCTGATACTGTAATCTTTGAAATTCTAGCTCTAGGTTCAAAGTTTTCTATTGTTTCTTCTATTTCTCGTTCAATACGAGCCGCTGTAATTCCATCAACATTATCAAACAATAACTTACGAATGTTGCTACCAATTTCAGGTTGAAATGGTCTTTCGTAATGATTGGTTAAAACAAGATTTTTAACCGAGTTGATTACAGCATACTCATTGTTATGAGTATTAATGTCTTTCTTGACAGGATGAATATTAAAATTCAAATCCAAGTCTTTAAAAGTTCTTACGTTATCTATATTTACTGTTGCCATGTCTTATTTATCTCATCCGCCAGCGAAAACGTTAGGTGATCCTTGAGCAACCTGTGTGCAAGCTGTAATTGCATCTCCAATTCGTCCACCACCCAAACTATTCACAAAAACAGTTGTTGAACCTGTTGTTATTGGTGC